AGAGTATCAAGTGACTGGCTTACCTATTGGGGTTCCAATACTGAACTGCAAGAAGAAGTTAAATTACTAGGGGAGGGCATATTCACAAGGGAGATTCTACACCTTTGTAAAACAAGGTCATCATGTAGTTATTGGGAAACTTTTGAGATATTCAATCGACATGCACTACTAAGTGAAAGTTTTTATAACGCATGGTGCACCTGTAAAATCCATAAATCACACGTTTTAGGAAAACTCTAATGGCCAGAAAACAATCCAATACCGTAGTGGATATCAAAACAACAGTTAAATCAAGTAACCAGTTAAGAATACGGATTGATGACCTAAAGACATTCACACCATTAACAGAAAATCAGAGAAAATTCTTTGATGCATATAGAAGACAAGATTACTTTGTCGCACTACACGGTGTTGCCGGTACAGGCAAAACATTCTGTGCATTATACAAAGCAATAGAAGAAGTCCTTGACAAAGGCAATCCATTTAACAAAATCATAGTAGTAAGGTCTGCGGTGCAAAGCCGTGAGATTGGCCACTTACCTGGTGATGTAGACGAAAAGATGGAAATCTATCAACAACCATACAGACAGATATGCGAGACACTATTTGGTCGTAAGGACTCATGGGATAGACTAGAAGAGCAAGGGCACATTGAGTTTATCAGTACCAGTTTTATCCGGGGCATGTCATTTGACGATGCCATCATTATCGTGGATGAGATGCAAAATATGACCTTTGAAGAGATTGATACCGTTATGACACGGGTTGGTTATCGTTCAAAGATTATCTGGTGCGGTGACTACCGACAAACAGACCTGAACAAGAAGAAAAACGATGTATCAGGTATTCTGAAATTCTTTGATATTGCCATGCATATGAAGGCATTCACCAAGATTGAGTTTACGGCAGATGATATCGTCCGTTCCAGTCTGGTCAAGGACTATATCTTGGCAAAAATACAGTATGAGGATCACATTACCTGATTTTATTGTGCAATGCAGTATGAAAATGACTAAATAGTTTAGTGATGCCGAATGGGTCACTAAACTATCGGAGATATCAATGAAATCAATTTTCCAAATCCTTTGTATGATCCTAGAAGGCATACAAGATGCTAAGAAACTAAGAGCAGAAACCCGCACCAAACATTTCAGAATCGTCTAAGGAGATAAAAAATGTACGAAGCCCTACAAGAATTTACTAAAAAGTCGCAAGAATTTACCACATCCGTTATCGACTTTAATACTCAGGCCGCATTGTTCGGAATCGACCTTATGAAGAAATCTGTAGGTTCTGAATCTACTACATACCTAAAGATGGTATCAGAATCAATAGAGAGTATATCGAAGAATGCGAAAAAGGTTGTCACCGGAGATTTTTTCCCGCTCTATAGCGGAAATAAAAGCTAATTTACGTTCGTGGATGGTTGCCGAGCGTAACGGCTGGTACATCAAACTGTCAATCTATAAGGACGAGAACATTCTCCTTATGTTCGTTTCGAAACATACGGCACAGACGATAATTCGGTATTTCAATTGTGAAGATGAGGCAGTAAGATTCATCAATTTCATAATTGAACATAATGCTGAAGAAATGCTACAACAGTAGTACCCAAACCCACCGCAATGGTGGGTTTGTTATTTGCCTCATTGATTGTGATAGTCTGATATAATGTTTAAATTATGAGAGAGGTCCCTACCCCATGAAAGAACCCACACTACACGGTATATTTCCCACACCCCTATTGTTCACAAATATCGACCGTGAATTTACCAAAGAAGAACTAGAATTCTTTGATGAACATGCGAAATCTACCTATAAGAATGAAGGCAATCTAACCAGCCTTGATAACTACCTTGCCCGGCATGCTGCCATGTCTACAATCGCAGGTGAGATAACGGCCGCGTTACAGATGTACCTTGATAAGATTATTGTGCCGCAAGATGATGTAAAACCATATATAACGCAAGCATGGTTGAACTTTACTGCCGAGAATCAATTCCATCACAAACACGCACACCCAAACAGTTACCTATCGGGTGTTCTATACATTAATGCTGATGAAGCAAATGACAAGATTACCTTCTATAAAGAAGGATACAAACAAATCAAGTTAGGGCCAAAAGAGTGGAACTGGCATAATTCTGATTCTTGGTTCTTTAATGTAAAGCCTGGTGATATTGTAGTTTTTCCGTCATCATTGACCCACATGGTCGAGCAGAAGGCGGGTGATAATGTCCGTACCAGTTTTGCATTCAATTCTTTCTTGCGTGGTGCAATTGGTGATAGTCGTTCACTAACAGAGTTGATAAACACATCCTTAATGACAGATAAACCAGAAGCACCACTCACACCTGACCAGATAAGTAAGATTGTCGGTGAACTGAAAGAAAAGGGAGTTGAATAAACAAATGAAAAACAAATCATACTATTACACACCAGAAGAGTGGTCGAGGTCTATTGGTTATGGTCAAGTGCCAGATGAAAGGTTGCAACCACAACCGATGACCGATGAGCCATATCCACCACTTACTGGGGATCAGGTCAATCAAATTCTCGATGAGTTGAAAGAGAACAAGATGTGGCCACAAGGCAATGTAACAATCAAATCTACCATTGTGGACATTTAAGATGAGACAATTAGAGTTGGATTTAGGTCAACCTTGGCCATTCCCTAAAAGTACCAAGTTGCCAAGAAAATGGAAAGTGGTGCGCTCAGATGAGAACCATATGCTGACTGAACAGATTATGACAGACGGTCAAATCATCGCTGAATACTGGGATGAATGGTACGACAGAATGCGTGAGAAGTATGGTGATGCACCATCGCGGGAGTATAGTTCCGAAGAATGTATTAAAGATTTTACACTATTACATTGGGCTACGGAGATAACAGATGAATAAGAAACTAAGTTACAAAGAACAAAAAAGTGCCTATATTCAATACATGTTAATGAATGTAGAACTGGAAGACTGGCATGCTGTATCAGATGCTGCCAATGACCTGCGAGTGCTTGAAGCGGAGTATAGGGGTGCAAACCAATGGGTGCCAGAGCACACCGGTATTAAGCCTATTGAGGTTAAATAATGGCAATACCTATTAATGTTAATGGTATGCGAGCACAAGTAGATATATTAGGTAACATTACTGTCGGCGGTCTTGCTGGCGGAGGCGGTGGTAACTATACCTCCTGGCATGCCTATGCTGAACCCACTCCTACTATACAAGGTAAAATGTTGACTGTCAAAAATACTTTTAAAGATGAAATGCGTGTAATACCGGACGACGAAATAAAAAGAAAAATGATTTACGAACTAGCCGAAGAAATGGCTCGATCTGGAATGATTGAATTTACAAAACAAAACGATCCAACAACAGATACTATAACCTATAGAGCCCGTTGTTTTATGACACCGAATGACCAGGTTCAAATACTACGAAAGAATGGATACAAATGAAAGTAAATCCATATACTAACCACCGTGACTATATGGCTACATTGATTCGTATTAACCATGAAGAACACCTACGCAAGATGAGAATGCACGAACTAGATGCACAACAAGAACTCAATCAAATACGCCGTAAGATTGAGCAGGACAAAGGGCGTTATGTGGACATATTAGTATGACAGACGATGAACTTAATCGTATAATTGATGATATGTTAGTGATGTTTGGTTCGCTGCCTAACCCTATACAAGAACCTATTCGGTTCGCAGCCTATGTTAAACTCTACCACTACTATAAAGGAAGAATGCATGAATAAGAATTTTTGGGGTGAACCCGATGATATAGAACCTCTACCAGATTGGATGCTTGCAGAGACTTATCGTGATGGCGGTCAACCAAGAAAAAAAGGTAAGACACTACAAGAAGCCATTGACGAGGCACTAAGAAAGCCTCCAGTGCAAGTTATCATACGCGAACCTTCAGGAGAATAATAATGATTAAAATTGGTGACATGGCAATCAATGCGTACTATGTTATGAGCGTTATGAATGACAAGGTAGACAATCGTTCTATGGTGCATTTCAGCGATGGTAGTATGATGATGATACCTCATTCTGATATTGGTTATGGCCCGTTAGTTGATAAGATAGATTGGGAACAAAGGCATCCATTCGCATGAGATACTATTCTTACAATGAACCGGGTGATGATGGTGAAAACCTTGTTGTAACCAAATCAGAGGATGACATTCGTAAAGAGTATTGGCCATATTGGTATGGCAGGATGTGTGAGAAGTTTGGTAAAGATCATGTTGATGATTTATACAATTTTGAAGATTGTTTGGATGACTGGTTTGTTGTCAATTGGGCATGGGAGGTAAAAGAATGAATGATGCCAAAGTAAAGAGGTTAGCCGGTATCATGGACTTGACACTAACAGAATTGTTAACCGTCTGTGAGAATAACCCAATGATTCTGATTGGTATACTAGGTGCGCGATTAAAGTTTCTCTCTGTACGCCTAGACTGCGAAGATGAGTTTGTCAAATTATTACGATTCATCATCCGTGACCATGAGAATAACGAGATAACCGATATGAGTGAAGCAAAAGAAATCATTGACAGAATAAAGAATATGTAAAATGAAGATTAGCAAAGACAGTTTGATTTATAGGTTGGCTTATACTTACGGTTTTGGCGAGCCTTGGGGTAATACAACCGATATCTGTAGTCTTACCAAAGATTGCATCACAGGTTTGTTCTTGGTTACAGTATGTATAGGTCTTGGTTCGTTTTTCTCATATGCGTTGGGAGATTTTATACTGTCCATGTATTTCTTGGCTACAATTGGTTATATTGAAGTTGGACCTGGAATAACATTCATTTCCATGGTTGCATTTTTTGCTGTGGCTGGTTTTGCATGGTTTTTAATTGCCGTTGCAGGCGACAAGTATCCAGTGCTGAATCAGATGGTCGATAGTTATAGAAACAAATATTGTGTTAAGGTCGAGATTGAATGAACGAAAAGATTTTTGTCATTGCAGGCAACAAT